CTAAAGTTTAATCTTGTTGAACCACCAATACTACTAAACTGTACATGATGTCCAACTGCAATACCAGAAACACTTGCAAGAGTAATTGTTGCAGTAGTATCATTGTTCTTTACAACACCTGATACAGCAGTTGCAGTATGTGTTTGGTTTTTAATGATATCACCAAATCCAAATGCCTGTACTGCCTCACCGTTAAATTGTCTTGCGGCATCAGTAGAAGTTTCTGGGCCAGGGAGTTCTGTATTATTAAAATCAAAGTTTGCTCTTGAACCAGAAGTAACTGTGAATACATCGTCTGGACGGAAGAAGTCTGTTACATTTTCATTATCAAAGTATGCAAACATTTTTGTATTAGGACGCATATTTGCAACTACAACACTAACAGGTCTTGAACGCATGAATGGTATCATGTTAATACCAACAATTCTATCACCCATGTTATGTGAATCAACTGAAGATTGAATAGAGGTTTCAATACCAGAACGAGTTTGTCCTACCTGTTGTGTACCTGTTCTTCTCGTTGTCGTTGTTCTTATGGTTGCAATACCGTCACCTTGGAATACACGTTGAGTTGATGTTGAACTTTGTGTTCCTGTCCATTGTCTTTCGCCAAACCAAGAGTTCTGCCATGAGTTCCAAACTGTACCAGTTACACCCATCTCTTCTGCAAGACGATTAATAACATCAAAGTTATTGTCATCATCTACAACAACATCAGGCCTACGAGTTACATCTTGCCAATCATCTGAATATGGAACAAGTACCATCTCACCAGTAAATGGTGCAACCTTATATGGGTTTACATCAAAACTATCTGTTGCATATGGGTTTTGAATATATGTAACTTCTGAATATGGAAGAGTTATGATACCATCTTCATGTTTTCTATAACCAGAAGAAGCTCTTGCAGATGCAGTGGAGAGAGTTTCAATCATAGTGGCGTTATCAGAGAATGCCATTGGACGAGCAAGACGTTTTTGGAAATCGACAGCGACTTTATAATCTGGACTTTCGTAATCACCGATTGCGTGTCCTGTAAAGTTATCTACTATGAAACCATTTTTAAGTCTATCATTTCCATCACTATCTTTTAATACAAGTGATGCGGCTTCTTTCTCTAGAAGATTGAGTGAAGTATAATATTCTAGGTTGGTAATTCTTTTGTCAAGTTTACCAATGTCTCTCATTGTGTATCTACGATTATCGAGTTTTCTAATATTGATTTCATCTAGTCCAATAACGTATGGAGACATGGTTGTTTCAAAAAGAACCATGCCAGTCTCAGGAGCCTGTGGAGTTGTAGGATTAAGTGAAGGAACACCTGTTATTACATTAAACTTTCCAAGTCTATCCATGAATACTAAATCTTTTCTTCCTAAGAAGAATGAGAAGTCAGCAGAAACATTTGTACCAACAAATGGAAGTTCTGTTATAGATGCAGTTGCTCCAGAGAATGTTCCACTGTCATCTACACGAGGCCTGAAGTCAAAACAATCTCGTAGTTCTAGTGATGAACCATTATCCTTTGAAATGTATGTTGGAATTTCTTCATAAGTAACTTGTCCAGTATATGAATCTACTGAGAAGTAGTCACCGGCACCATGTGTGAAGAAATCAAATGTCACACGAATAGAACCTGTAGGAACAGGTTGGCCTGGCTTAAGTCTAATTGATGCAAGTCCATAAAATGCATCTCTCATACCAGTATCAAAAGTATATCTGTCTGTAATATCAATCTGATTTGTTGTACTATATGTACCAAACGCTGTTGCCATTTTTACAGAACGAAGTTTAAACCCATCTGCTTTACCTAGCGTAACATTTGTCAACGCAGCAGCAGCCTGAGTTGTAATTTCTACGGTTTGATTTTCAAGAAGAGTTTTAGTTTTTTCAGTCGCTGCAGTTGAACTTACATCAACAGATGCTATCAGACCAACAAAGTCGCCAGATGCAGCTGCAGCCGAAAGACTAGTAAGGTTTGCAAAACTAACAGTTAGTCCACCACCTGAGACAGTAATGTCGCTTGTCCTAATTGGAAGAACTCTACCTACAGTAGATGCGTTAGAACTTGCAGTAATAACAAGAGTATAGTTTTGTAAGTTTGAACCAGATGCAAAAGATTCATTATCTGTCACACTGAACTGAGCAACACCGGCACCAGAAACTTGCACTGGCGTGAACTGCCTTCTTAAAGTATATGATGTAGATTGTTCGTTATCTGGATTTGAAGTAGAGTCACCTCTAACTTTTCTAAGTCTGAAAAAGTTTGAGTCAAAGACAAGAGACTTATTATCTGCTTCTTCAATCTTTGCATTAAATCTTTTGATTTGTCCACCAGCGATTGCGGCACCAGTATATGTAACACTTGCCGTCAAATTGTTTGTGACAGTAATCGGCCCAAGTCTTGTTCCATTTAGGAAAATGTAATCACCAGTTTTTAATTCAGTATTAAATAAAGTTCCTACACCAGTAATCGCTTGTGTTCCAGAACCAGAACCAGCAACTGAGGCTGTACCAAAGAGTGATGATTGTGTAGGACTTACATCTGCAAGAAAGTTTGCACCATCAAAAGACTTTACATCCCTATCATAATCTTTACCTGTATTCATATTAATATCGAAGAGGCCAAGTTTAAATTTGACAGTTGCCGCAGTCGAAGTGTAATCACCATCGTGCAAAGAGAACGCACGAACTCTGGCAGTACCTACTTGAGTACCACCGCCGGGCTGTCCACCCAAGTCATCATACAATGCAACTTCTTCACACGCATTGATATTCGGAATATTCTTTACATTTTCTACAAGTTGAAAATTTCCAACAGGTGTTTGAACTGGTCTATCAACTTCTCTATCGAAAGTTCTTGGTTTATCTACAGGAACAATCTGTGAACCCATTGTCTCTAATTCATAACCTTCAACATATGCCTTGCCGGGCTCAATTGAATATGCAACTTTAGATTCTAAACCACCACCAGTAGAAAGGAACACACCTCTGTTTGTTCCATCATTAAGATGTTCTCTCTTTTCAAGTTTGAAAGGACGAACCTCATAGTTACCACTTTCATCAAATGTTCTACGAGCAAGTGTGTGTTCTAGTTGTGAGTAATCAGAATACTTAACAAACTTTTGAATATTACCTTTGTCGATACGGGCGAGTTCGATGAAGTCTGTATCGTCAGTTGCATCTAAAGCTTTCTTAACAAGAGTAAGAGACATCTTAAATCTGTGAGCGCCAGGAGCATTAACATTTGATGAACCTTGTGCATTGTCAAGAAGTGAGGAATCATCTTCTGGTGTTACGAATGTTTCTCCAATTTCCCATCCAATACGAAATGATGGACGGTTTGAATATTTCTCAAGTATAATAATTTGTTCTGTATTTTCTACAAAGAAACCGTTTACGAAGTAAACGCCTGCGTGAACCAGAACGGCCGAACCTATTCCAGTAGATGTGGAAGAAGAACCAATTTGTGCAGAACGCTCTGTAGTTTGATTTGTTGTAAGTTTGAAGTTTGTAGTCGTAGTATTATTTGCATTGGTAGATATGATTGTTTCACCAACACCAAATGTCTTAGTAACACCATCATTACCAGTGTTCTCATACTTAATATAAAGAGTAAGAGGATCAGTATCAGTCGCTGCAATTGTTGTAATAACTCTTGCCTTCAATCCTGTTGTTGTGGATTCAATTATCTTATCTTGAAATTCAGTTCTATATGTTTCTACTGTCGCCGCATTAAATGTTGACTCTAATTGAATATAGTCATAGAACATATCAACATTGATATCGCCAGGGATTACCATAGAACCCTGTTCAAAAATATGTGAACCTATTTTATTAATCTGCTCCTGTAGAATAGTTTGCAACTGTGTAAGCTCTCTTGCTTGCACAGCGAAACTTGGACGAAACATAACACGATGAAAATTTTTCGTAGTTGCGTAATCGTCATTATATGGAGTGACGTTGAAGTTTGTTAGCGTTTCAGCCATTTATATACACCTTATCTCAAATTAGAATTCTACGACAACTTTAATATCTTCTGTTTGGTCAGACGCACGAGAAATCGGCCGTCTGTTTTCCACATAGATAATATTTCCACTGTCTGGTTGTAATTCTGGATTTGCATATCCACCATTAAATGTTATTGAATTGCCGCCGGCGAGAGTTATACTTCCACCACTTGGTTGGGCTGGAACACCAGTAGAACTAGATGTCGCACCAACGATATCACCTGTTCCAGTAAAGGCAACATAATCACCACTTGCATTTACACCGTATGTTTCAAATCTTTCTTGTAGATAGTAAAGTATTTTTCTTGTTGCATCATACTCAACAACCCTACCTACTGCACCAGTTGTTGCTTGTGTAATTCTTTCATCAGGTTCAAATGTTGCAGATGAAGAAGAGAATGCAACGGCATATGTTTGTCTTGCAGTTGTGGCAGTAGCAGCATTTGCACTACCAAATTGGCCAGGATCAACTAACAGTCCTACTTCTCTAAAGTCATTTCCTACAGCAAAATCATCACCTTCGGCTTGTTCTAGTTTTGCATTCAACATAATGTAGTGGCCACCAAGTTCTCCAATTGGATCATGTCCGTGTCCAACTCTTGGAGAAATTATTGGGGTTATCACACCATTACTTCCTGAACCAAGTGAAGATGCATTTGATAGTGTGTTACTAGAATATGTAGTGAAGATATCATTTGTTAAATCTACTATACCGTATGTATAACCAGAACCAGCATTTTCAATCTGTGAGTTGTTGACAGTGTTTCCGAACTTTTGAATCTCTCCACCAGAAACGTGAATCTTTACGACACCACCTGTTCCATCTCCACGAATAGGAGCATAGAATGTTCCGTTAGTATATCCAGAACCACCAGTTACTTTTATTACTTTAACTGGAGCACCGTTAAATGGTGAACTATCACCAGAGTTTGTTTGAACATCACCTACAACAGTTGAGTTCGCAACTACTGGAACAAAGTCTGTTGTTACAAACTTTTGAATTTGTGAAGTTGATAGTGTGTACATATACTGAAGATAATATCCACCAGAGAAGAAAGGGTCTGAGGCAGTTGACGTTGGGCCAGTTGCACCAGCAGTAATTGCTTGTCCACCGTTATTGTCTAGAACTTTATAAACTTTAAACTCATCAGTAACGAAGTAGTGTGTTGAGTCAAAAAGATTTGTTGCACCAGAGGTAGTAGCATTAGAAGAACTAATGTTATGTTCATACATATCATAAGTTGCACCTTCTACATAATTTCTTCTTGGTATTACATAAGTAACATCAGTAGTTCCAATTCTTTTGGCAGCAATCATTGAATCCCACTTATAGTTATCAAGTGTAATTGTATCTACAGGTGTTGGGGGAGTCGTATCCGAACCACCAGTTGTTCCAGAGGTGAACGGTGAAGTCTTGCCAATAAACAAATAATAATTATTTGCCGCAGCCTCAGTGAATGACTCAAAGAACTGATCTGCATTGTGTTGTCTAAATTTTTCTGTAATTATCGCTGCCATTGTTTTTTCCTATAATCTTATTTATTCGGTTTATTCAGCCGTTTCAGTAACGACATCCCAAGATTTATCTTCTTCATTCCACTCGTAAACTTTTCCATCATCTGGATAATCTACAGAACATTCCCATAGACAAGTCGTATTATTCAAAGTCCAACTTGGATAAGGTTTTGGTGGAATAAAAGCATCTTTGTCGCTATCATATGTAAAACCAATACCAGCAAAGTTCTTACGAAGTGCCTTAGATTGATCTTCACTTGGTGTTCCGTCTTGTTTATGGTGAACTCCACCGATTGTATTATATGAAGTTTGAATCCACTCGCCTGAAGTTCCATCGTCATAAGTTGAAATAAAATCTTCTTCAGCAACAATAACCTTTGTTACAATTCCGTCTTTTACTTTTGCATAATTTCCCATCATCTATCTCCTTACACTTGGTATCTAATTAAAACGATACCACTACCGCCGTTACCAGAATATTCAGTTTGTGCATATCCACCAGCGCCACCGCCGCCTGTATTTGGAACACCAGCATTCAAACTATTAACAGCAGTGTTATTACCAGCAGCTCCACCACCACCAGATGCCCTTGAACTAGAACCACCGGCACCGGCACCTTGTCCACCACCAGCAAAGTAACCATTAGCAGTTGGGGTTGCAGTAATGCTGCCTGACGCTTGTGCCGCGGCACCCCATGAGGTAAAGTTAGATTTCAATATACCAGCACCACCAGCCTTTTTGACGTTTGAACCGCCACCAGTACCAACTCCACCGGCACCACCACCGCCACCGCCAGAATACGAACCACCGGCGCCGCCGCCAGTGCTTTGTGGAGTTCCAGAGGCACCACCAGCAAGGCCAGAGTTATTGTTACCACCACCAGCAGTACTACTAAATGCAGAAGATGGATTTCCATCATTACCAGCATTATTAGATGGAGCAACACCAGAACCACCAGAACCTATGACTATACTATGAGATCCAACAGAAAGTGTTTGAGATGTTAGGTGTTGAACACCTCCACCACCACCGGCAGCACCATTGTTATTTGCACCAAGACCAGATGAACCAGTTCCACCAGAACCGCCGCCACCAACAATTACTACCTCAGCATTGGTTATCGAGAGTCCAGACGGAACAGTAAATGTTGAAGAGGATAAGAATTCGTGGAAAGCGTAACCGCCAACAATGGTAATAGTGCCACCACTCGCAACTGATGTTGCAGTGAGGGATTGTGTCGCTAAAGATCTAGTTCCTTTTTCACCTTTTGCACGAACTGTGTAACTCTGTCCGGCTGTAATATTGTTATAAACTGAACTAGGAACTGTTACAGATGCAGAACCAGAACTTACAGCAACGCCTGTAACTGTTGCCAAAATAGTACTGCCAGATCTAAATTCAACATCAATTGTTGACTCAGGAGTAACAACTGTCAATGTTAAAGTTGATGCATTACCAACAAGCAAATTACCAGTTGCGGCGCTAAGAGTTGGAACAGTAAAAATATCATTCCATTCAGTATTATATATTTGAACACTATCTATATCTGTGTTATAATATAGAGTTCCAGCAGTTGGAGTTGCCGCACGAGCAGAAGTATTTCCAGAGTTTATTGTACTTGCGTCAAAAGAAACATCGGCTGCTAATTTAGCAAGACTTACTTGTGCATTAGCAATCTTTGCAGTAGTAACAGCATTATCTGCAATATCGGCAGTAGCAATCGCACCGTCAAGTACTGCACTAGATTTAATTGTATCAATTGCCATAGTTTATCTATCCCTTAATGTAGTTGTACCCAAGCGCCACCAGCGTATGCTTCGATTTTACTTGTGGTACTATTGTATACTACCATTCCGTTTGCAGCAGACAACGCATTACGTTGAGTTGTTGTAACTGTGTTCAGTGTCATTGCACCAGCAGTACCAGTAACGGCAATAGATGTTCCACTAATAGCTGTACCTGTAATTGCGGCAGGAGTGTTACCACCAACAACACCGTCAACTGTTCCAGTTACGTTTCCTGTCACGTTACCAGTTACGTTACCAGTTACGTTACCAGTGATGTTACCAGTGAACACACCAGCGATTGCACCGGCACCAGTAATGGTAGGTGCAGTCAATGTCTTGTTAGTAAGTGTATCAGCAGATACCAAACTTACTAATGTAGAACTTGCGCCAGCAGGAAGTGTCATTGTATTTGTTACATTGGCACTATGTGGCTGAGATTGAATTTTTTGTCCATGTGAGTTTGCACTACAATTTAACTGTATTGTTCCAACAGTACCACTGTTTGTACCATCACCTCTGAACTCAACAATGTTGTTGTCAGCGGTAATCTCTAATGCACCACCAGTTCCAGTAATTCCACCAGTTGTAAGTGTGGTGATTGTTGCTGAAGTTTGAGTTCCACCAACGACACCATTAATAGAAGGTGCTGTTAAAGTTTTATTTGTAAGTGTTTGAGTTTTGGATGCAGTTTGCAAGTTAGTGCCGTCACCCAATTCAGTATAGAGTTCTGTAAAGTTGGCGTTAATTTTAATTGCACCAGAACGAAGGTCATCTCCTGTACCATCGTTTGCTGATGAGCCTACGCCGATTGCTGCTTTTGCCATTTCTTATCTCCTAGTAGATATATTCTAATGTTATTTATAAGGTTTCGTCAAGTGTATTTGTACTTGAATCGAATGAAATTTGGTTAGTATCAAATGATTTCTGATTCGGAGCCGTATCAAAAGTTATTGTTCCTGAGTCAAAAGTACCATCACTTCCAGTGTCATTATCAAATGATGCGTTATGTGTACCATAAGTTCCCTGAGTTCCGTCCTCATCATATGTGTTATTTGCATTATCAAATGTAATAAAGTTTTGATCAAACGCATTGATAAGTGTTCCACGAGTTACTTTTATTTCGCCAGGCGGTGGAACATTAATCCTAGTCTTAAATGCGATTGGTGGAATAACAATATCATTATCATCAAATGATGTAGTATTTGAATCAAAAGTTTGAGTAGTATCATCAAAGCTATCTAATGTACCAAACCTCGTTGACACATGATTAATTGGATACTGTCCAAATTGGTCAATAGTAAAGTATGCGCCACTATTATGTCCACCTCTTGGATTACGATAGATGCCAGGATAGTTTGGTATCTGTCCGTCATCTAATACAGGTGGAACTGCAAACGCATACTTAGGTAACAAGTCAAGTGTTGGGCCCAAGACGGTTTGTTGTTTTCCAATATTGTTTCCTGTTCCGATTGTTACAGAAACAGTAGAGGTTAGTGTCACTTCTCTACCACTTGGAACATCAGAAATATCAGAGTATCCTTTGAGTGGTGTAGAGACAACAGTTGTTCCGTCTGTAGTTGTACCTAACCTTCTACCAAATATAGAAGTGAAAAGGTTTGTGAGAGTAGATGCAAGTTCTGGTGTGAATGTATCAGTATCAGCAGTAAAGTCTTGAAC